TTTCACCCTCAGAGAGAGGCTGATCACTATGCAAAAACAACTGGAAGGAACCCAGAAGTATATTAATGAGCAGTGCAGATAGCGCTGCCCATATCGATGGGCAACTCATGCAATTATTGTGAGCAATACACCCGCGCTTCCAGCGGAGTATAAATGCCTAAAGTAATAAAACCGAGCAATCCATTTACGAATGTTTGCTGGGTTTCTGTTTTAACCACATTTTCTGCGCCGCCACAAATTTTGGCTGCATCAACAGTTTTCTCCTGTCCAATTCCCGAAACGAAGAAATGATGGGTGATGGTTTCCTTTGGTGTTACTGCTGTCGGTTTGTTTCCAACAGTAAACGTCTGTTGAGCACATCCTGTAATAAGCATTGCCAGAGCGGCAGAAAATAACATTTTTTTCATCTTATTATCCTGCATTGTTAAAAACGGCAGAATCCTATGTGACAACAATTAAACGATAGTTAAATGGATTGATGAAAATTAAAACTATATAGGTGTACGGTCAGACTATTGGAGGTAGTCAGGATTTGAATGTCAGTCTGTTGTCGGCATTCTGGCAATGCAATTTGGATAAAGCGGGGATTAAAAAGATAGAGGCGAGCCGGTCAGGTAGAAATGAATCAGGCTCAAAGTGAAGCGGAAAAGGTCTGTGGCACAAACTGATGCTGCCATAATTACAGCCTGATGACTTGTGGAATGAAACATGTTGAACCTCCTTAATTGATGTGATTCGAGTGAGGAAGGCATTCTGTCCTTCTATAGTGTCCAGTAAATCAAACAGGAAGCTTGTCTCACGTGTGAGACAAGCCTCTCCATTAGCGAGTTGTATTGATTACAACTCTTCAAAGAATTCATTACTGGGTAGATGAAAATAGTTTCACGACGAATGGAGGAGGCTATGTCGGTAGCTTCTTCATTGGAGTACATATGCCACCACGAACCCCAAAAGCCTGCCGAGTTCGCGGCTGCCGCCATACCACGACTGACCCGTCAGGTTATTGCGAAAGCCACAAAAGCGAGGGCTGGAAGCAATACAAGCCAGGCCAGTCCCGACACCAGCGCGGTTATGGTTCGAAATGGGATGTTATCCGGGGGCGTGTACTAAAGCGTGACAAAGGCCTGTGTCAGTTGTGTTTGCGTGCCGGTGTGGTGCGCGAGGCGAAAACCGTTGACCACATCATCCCTAAAGCGCATGGCGGCACTGATGCCGACAGCAATCTGCAGAGCCTGTGCTGGCCGTGTCATAAGGCGAAGACGGCCCGTGAACGGCTGAAGTAAGAACCAGTTCCCACTGCCAGAGGGGAGGGGCGGGTCAAATCCCTGTGACCTGACGTCTTCCGGACTGCCCGCCCCATCGTTTTTTTATACCCGCGAAAAATGAAATTTAACCAGGAGTGCCGCATATGGCTGGAACGGCGGGGCGTTCCGGGCGTCGCCCCAAGCCAACGGCGCGCAAGGCGCTGGCCGGAAACCCCGGCAAGCGAGCCCTGAACAAAGATGAACCTGTTTTTACGCCCATCAAAGGTGTTGAGCCACCGGAGTGGTTCGCTGAAGAAGATCTCCCTCTCGCCACGATCATGTGGCAACTGACAACCAAAGAACTCTGCGGTCAGGGCCTGCTGTGCGTGACTGACCTCGCGGTGCTTGAGCGGTGGTGCGTGGCCTATGAGTTCTGGCGACGTGCCGTGAAAAATATTGCCAGACAGGGCAACACCATCACCGGTGCAATGGGCGGCATGGTCAAAAATCCGGAGCTGACCGCCAAAAAAGAACAGGAGTCCGAGATGAGCAGTACGGGGGCAATGCTCGGACTCGACCCCAGCAGCCGCCAGCGTCTGATTGGCCTGGCGGGGCAGAAGAAAGCCACTAACCCGTTTCTGAAAATTATCGAATCATGAGCCGGAAATCTTACCCCAACGTAAATGCTGCAAATCAGTATGCCCGTGATGTCGTGCGCGGAAAGATTGTGGCCTGCCAGTTTGTGATTCAGGCCTGCCAGCGCCATCTTGATGACCTGATGGCGGAAAAAAGTAAGTCGTTTCGTTACCGCTTCGACAAGGACCTGGCTGAACGGGCCGCGAAATTTATTCAGCTGTTGCCGCACACCAAGGGTGAGTGGGCATTCAAACGGATGCCCATCACGCTGGAGCCGTGGCAGCTCTTTGTGATCTGCTGCGCGTTTGGCTGGGTCAATAAAGGCTCCCGGCTGCGCCGCTTCCGGGAGGTGTATACCGAAATCCCCCGTAAGAACGGCAAATCGGCAATCTCTGCCGGTGTCGCCCTGTATTGTTTTGCCTGTGATAACGAGTTCGGCGCGGAAGTGTATTCCGGTGCCACGACGGAGAAACAGGCATGGGAAGTCTTTCGTCCGGCACGACTGATGTGTAAACGCACACCCATGCTGACGGAAGCGTTCGGGATTGAGGTTAACGCCTCAAACATGAACCGTCCGGAGGATGGTGCGCGGTTTGAACCGCTGATCGGTAACCCTGGTGATGGTTCATCACCCCACTGTGCGGTGGTGGATGAATATCACGAGCACGCCACCGATGCGCTTTATACCACGATGCTTACCGGGATGGGGGCGCGACGTCAGCCACTGATGTGGGCCATCACCACCGCCGGGTACAACATTGAGGGGCCGTGCTACGACAAGCGGCGGGAAGTTATCGAGATGCTCAACGGTTCGGTACCCAACGATGAACTGTTCGGGATCATCTATACCGTTGATGAAGGTGACGACTGGATCGACCCGCAGGTGCTGGAAAAAGCCAATCCAAATATTGGCGTGTCGGTTTATCGCGAATTTTTGTTAAGTCAGCAGCAGCGTGCGAAAAATAACGCCCGTCTGGCAAACGTCTTTAAAACAAAACACCTCAATATCTGGGTGTCGGCGCGTTCGGCGTATTTCAACCTGGTGAGCTGGCAGAGCTGCGAGGATAAATCACTGACCCTTGAGCAGTTCGAGGGGCAGCCGTGCATTCTGGCCTTTGACCTGGCGCGTAAGCTGGATATGAACAGCATGGCGCGACTTTATACCCGCGAGATTGACGGTAAAACGCATTACTACAGTGTGGCCCCGCGTTTCTGGGTACCGTATGACACGGTGTACAGCGTCGAGAAAAATGAAGATCGCCGGACAGCCGAACGCTTTCAGAAATGGGTGGAAATGGGCGTTCTGACTGTTACCGCTGGTGCGGAGGTGGATTATCGGTACATCCTCGAGGAGGCCAAAGCGGCGAACAAAATCAGCCCGGTCAGTGAGTCACCCATCGACCCCTTCGGGGCGACCGGGCTGTCGCATGACCTTGCTGATGAAGACCTGAACCCCATCACCATCATTCAGAACTACACCAACATGTCCGATCCGATGAAAGAGCTGGAAGCGGCGATTGAATCGGGGCGCTTTCATCATGACGGCAATCCCATCATGACCTGGTGTATCGGCAACGTGGTCGGCAAAACCATTCCGGGTAACGATGATGTGGTGAAGCCTGTCAAGGAGCAGGCGGAAAACAAAATCGATGGTGCGGTTGCGCTGATTATGGCGATCGGTCGGGCAATGCTCAAAGAACCCGACGATTTCCTCTCATCTCTTGATCCGGACGATGCTCTCTTAATTCTATGAAATCACTAATTGCTGATGTTATCGGGCTGGCTGGTTTTGGCCTGCTTACGTGCGGGTTTTACCTGCAGTTTGGTATGGCTCCGGCTCTGATGCTGTCCGGCGGTTTACTGCTGGTGGGCGCACTGGCTATGGCCAGAAGGGGGACGCGTGCTGCTTGATGCTCTGTTCAGAAGTAAATCACTGGAGAATCCTTCCACCCCGATAACCGGGGATGCCGTTGATACTGATGGGCTGTTCCGGACAGACGTTTATGTCAGTCCTGAAACTGCGATGAAACTGGCTGCGGTGTATTCCTGTATCTATGTCCTGTCTTCCAGCCTTGCCCAGATGCCGTTGCATGTTATGCGCAGGCACAATGGGAAGGTTGAGCCCGCACGCGATCATCCGGCGTTTTATCTGGTTCATGATGAGCCCAATACCTGGCAAACCAGTTACAAATGGCGCGAACTGAAGCAACGTCACATCCTTGGCTGGGGGAATGGGTATACCTGGGTGAAACGTAATCGTCGCGGTGAAGTCATATCCCTGGATTGCTGTATGCCGTGGGAAACGACGCTGATGAATACTGGTGGCCGATATACCTACGGTTTGTACAACGAATATGGGGCGTTTGCGATCAGCCCCGACGATATGATCCACATCCGTGCGCTGGGTAATAATCAGAAGATGGGGCTGAGTCCGATTATGCAACATGCCGAAACAATAGGCATGGGGATGAGCGGTCAGAAATACACAGAAAGCTTCTTCAGCGGTAATGCCCGTCCGGCGGGGATAGTATCCGTTAAAAGCGGACTCAATAAGGACAGCTGGGGCTGGCTTAAAGATCAGTGGCAGAAGGCATCGCAGGCGTTACGCAGCCAGGAAAACAAAACCATGCTGCTGCCAGCCGATCTGGATTACAAGGCACTGACTGTGTCGCCAGTTGACGCTCAGATCATTGACATGATGAAACTGAACCGTTCAATGATTGCCGGTATTTTCAATATTCCTGCGCACATGATTAATGACCTCGAAAAAGCCACCTTCTCCAATATTTCTGCGCAGGCGATTCAGTTTGTCCGCTACACGATGATGCCGTGGGTAACGAACTGGGAGCAGGAGCTTAACCGTCGCTTGTTTACCCGCGCTGAGTTAGCCGCCGGGTATTACGTTAGGTTCAATCTGACGGGGCTTTTACGCGGAACTCCGCAGGAGCGCGCGCAATTCTATCACTTCGCTATTACCGATGGATGGATGAGCCGTAATGAAGCCCGCGCATTCGAGGATATGAATCCGGTTGAAGGGCTGGATGAGATGCTGGTAAGCGTGAATGCTGCTAACCCGGCAGGAGATTTTAAGCCCCCAAAAAATGATGAGGGAAAAACCAATGAATGACCGTGAAATCCGTTGTTACAGCGGTGAGGTGCGTGCTGAGCGGCATGACGATAACCCTGCGCACATTATCGGTTATGGATCGGTGTTTGACTGTCGTTCTGAGCTGATATTTGGTTCATTCCGCGAAATCATCCGGCCCGGCGCTTTTGACGATGTGCTTGGTGATGATGTACGCGCACTGTTTAACCACGATCCTAATTTTATTCTTGGGCGTAGTGCAGCAGGCACGCTGAATCTTTCAGTTGATGAGCGCGGATTGCGCTATGACATCCAGGCTCCGGAGACACAGACCATTCGTGATCTGGTGCTGGCCCCGATGCAACGTGGAGATATTAACCAGTCATCTTTTGCTTTCCGTGTCGCCCGTGACGGCGAGGAGTGGTATCAGGATGAGGACGGGGTTGTTATTCGCGAGATAACCCGCTTTTCCCGTCTGCTGGATGTCAGTCCTGTGACATATCCTGCCTATCAGGAGGCTGACTCGGCTGTTCGCTCCATGAAAGCATGGCAGGAGGCGCGCAACAGCGGCGCGCTACAGAAAGCCATTAATCAACGTATGGCGCGTGAACGCGTCCTGACCCTTCTTAACGCGTAAAGGAAACATCATGAAACTGCATGAACTGAAACAGAAACGTAATACTATCGCAACTGACATGCGCGCCCTGAATGAAAAAATTGGTGATAACGCATGGACGGAAGAGCAGCGCACTGAGTGGAACAAAGCAAAATCCGAACTGGAAGCGCTTGATGAACGAATTGCACGCGAAGAAGAACTGCGTCGTCAGGATCAGGCGTACATTGAAAGCAATGAGGAAGAGCAGCGTCAGAATCTTGATCCGGAAAACAATCCACAACAGGATGAGAAACGAGCTCAGGTTTTTGATAAGTGGATGCGTCACGGTGCCAGTGAGCTGACATCAGAAGAACGAAAGGCGTTGCGTGAACTTCGTGCCCAGGGCGTAGCTCAGGATGAAAAGGGCGGATATACCGTACCAGAAACATTCCTGGCGAAAGTTGTTGAGAAGATGAAATCCTACGGTGGCATCGCCAGTGTGGCGCAGATTCTTACCACTTCTGACGGTCGCACTATGGAGTGGGCAACAGCTGATGGTACTTCCGAAGTTGGTGTTCTGCTGGGCGAAAATGAAGAAGCCGGTGAAGAAGACACCGATTTCGGTATGGGAAGCCTTGGGGCGCTCAAAATGACATCGAAAATAATTCGTGTGTCTAATGAGTTGCTGCAGGACAGTGCGATCGATATGGAAGCTTATCTTGCCCGTCGCATTGCTGAACGTATTGGTCGTGGTGAAGCCCGTTATCTGATTCAGGGAACTGGTGCTGGTACGCCTAAACAACCCAAAGGGCTGGTCGCATCTGTGACCGGCACAACACAGACTGCCGCGGCAAATACGGTGAAGTGGCAGGAAATTCTGGCTCTGAAACACAGCATTGATCCTGCATATCGTCGCGGACCGAAATTCCGCCTGGCGTTTAACGATAATACGCTGAAACTGATCAGTGAGATGGAAGACGGTCAGGGACGCCCTTTATGGTTGCCGGATATTGTTGGTGTGGCACCTGCTTCAGTGTTGAATGTACCGTATGTCATTGATCAGGAAATTGATGATATCGGGGCGGGTAAAAAATTCATGTTCTGTGGTGACTTTGATCGCTTCATTATCCGTCGTGTGCGATACATGATTCTTAAACGTCTGGTTGAGCGTTACGCGGAATATGATCAGACCGGTTTTCTGGCCTTCCATCGTTTTGACTGTATCCTGGAAGACACCTCTGCCATTAAAGCGCTGGTGGGGAAAGGTAGCGTTGGTGGTTGATTAGTCTTTTTACGTAATACAGCACGCCGCGTAATGCGGTTTTTTTGTGCCCGCGTTCTGGCGGGCACAGGAGGTTTTATGCTGTTAAAAATGGAAGAGATTAAGCTTCAGCTCCGTCTGGATGATGATTTCTCTGATGAAGATGAGTTGCTTGAACTGCTTGGTAAGGCCGCTCAGAGTCGTACGGAAAACTTCCTTAACCGTAAGTTGTATGCAACCGCAGATGACAGGCCTGCGGATGATCCTGATGGGCTTGTGATATCTGATGATGTGAAGCTGGCACTTCTGCTACTTGTCAGCCATTTCTACGAAAACCGCTCAACGGTTACAGACGTTGAGAAAATGGAGTTGCCAATGAGTTTTAACTGGTTGGTTGCTCCTTATCGCCTTATACCACTATGAAAATTCGTCAGGCGCAGACCAGCGCAACCTACATACTGCCGGACCCCGGCGAACTGAATAAACGCGTCCTGATCCGCCAGCGGGTGGATATGCCCGCGGATAACTTTGGCGTGGAGCCTCAATACCCGGTTGCGTTCCGGGCATGGGCGAAGGTTATCCAGACCAGTGCCACCACCTGGCAGGAAACCGCGCAGACCGGGGACGCCATCACCCATTACATCACCATTCGCTACCGCCGCGGGATCACTGCTGATTATGAGGTGGTCTGTGATGACAGTGTGTACCGGGTGAAACGTCAGCGCGATCTGAACGGGGCGCGGCGCTTTCTGCTGCTGGAGTGTACGGAACTGGGCGAATTTACGCAGAGTCACGGAGGCAGCAATGGCGACTCCCTTTTTTCACGTTGATGTTCAGCAGCCCGCCGAGATGCGCTTTAACCGCGCCCGTGTCCGGCGGGCGTTTGTCACGATTGGGCAGCGTCATATGCGTGATGCCCGTCGGCTGGTGATGCGCCGTGCGCGGTCGGCACCGGGTGAAAACCCCGGTTATCAGACCGGACGCCTGGCTCGTTCGATTGGTTACATGGTGCCGAGAGCCAGTAAAAAGCGAGCCGGTTTTATGACACGCATTGCCCCTAACCAGCGCAACGGGAAGGGGAACCGGATGATCTCTGGTGACTTCTATCCGGCGTTTCTGTTTTTTGGTGTCCGGGGAGGAGCAAAACGTCGTCGTAGTCATCATCGTGGTGCATCCGGTGGCAGCGGCTGGCGGCTGGCTCCACGTAATAACTTTATGGTGGAAACGCTTGAAAAGAACCGCAGCTGGACACGCTATTTTCTGGCGCGAGAATTACGTAAATCACTGAAGCCTGAGCGACGACGCAGATGAAACTGACGCCTGTTATTGCTGCGCTGCGTGCCCGCTGCCCGTATTTTGAAAACCGGGTGGCAGGCGCGGCACAGTTCAAAAATCTGCCGGAGGTCGGAAAGCTGAGACTCCCGGCGGCGTATGTGGTACCGGGTGATGACTCTCCGGGAGAAAACAAAAGCCAGACCGACTACTGGCAGGAGCTGAAAGAGGGCTTCTCCGTGGTTGTCATACTGAGTAACGGGCGTGATGAGCTCGGTCAGTTTGCTTCGTATGATGTGGTGGACGATGTCCGGCAGATGCTCTTTAAGGCCTTGCTGGGCTGGAACCCGGAAGCGTGCGGTAACCCGATTACCTATGACGGCGGCACGCTGCTGGATCTGAATCGTCATGAGCTGATTTATCAGTTCGATTTTTCGGTCATCAGCGAGCTGACTGAAGACGATACCCGCCAGCAGGATGATCTGAACAGTCTGGATGAACTGCAAACGCTGGCGATTGATGTTGATTATCTCGAGCCCGGTAACGGGCCTGACGGCGATATCGAACATCACACCGAAATAACCCTTCCTTCCTGAGGATCCTCATGTTTGTCAAACCTGTTAAAGGGCGGTCAGTGCCTGACCCTGCCCGCGGCGACCTTTTGCCCGCCGAAGGGCGAAATGTTGACGAGAACAACTACTGGCTGCGCCGTGAAGCAGCGGGTGATATCCGGCGCGTGAATAAAAAGGTGAACACCGATGACGATAAGCTTTAACACCATTCCGTCGAATACGCTGGTTCCGTTGTTTTATGCGGAAATGGATAACCAGGCGGCGAATACTGCACAGGACAGCGGAGCATCGCTGCTGATTGGTCATGCCAATAACGGTGCAGAGATTGTTGCCAACAGTCTGGTACTGATGTCGTCGGCAGACTATGCACGCCAGATTTGTGGTGCGGGAAGTCAGCTGGCGCGTATGGTCGAGGCTTATCGCCAGACTGACCCGTTTGGCGAGCTGTATGTGATTGCCGTTCCTGAATCCACAGGTGCGGCGGCAACAGTTACGCTGACGGTGACCGGGGCGGCAACCGAAACCGGCACGGTGAATGTGTATGTAGGACGTACCCGCGTGCAGGCACCGGTGACTAACGGCGATAACGTCACGATGATTGCCAGCAGTATCCAGGATGCCATCAATGCCGTTCCGACCCTGCCGTTTACGGCTTCATCTTTGGCAGGCGTGGTCACACTGACCGCGCGTCATAAGGGGCTTTGTGGGAATGAAATTCCTGTCAGCCTCAATTACTACGGCTTTGGTGGGGGCGAAGTGCTGCCAGCGGGCGTACAGATTGCCGTGGCGACGGGTACCGCCGGAACGGGTGCTCCGGTTCTCACCGGCGCGGTGGCTGCAATGGCGGATGAGCCGTTTGATTATATCGGCCTGCCGTTCAACGACACGGCCTCCGTTAACACGCTGGTGACCGAGATGAACGATACCAGCGGTCGCTGGAGCTATGCGCGTCAGCTGTATGGTCATGTGCATACGGCAAAGATCGGCACGCTGTCAGAACTGGTGACCGCAGGTGACCAGTTTAACCAGCAGCACATTACCCTGGCGGGGTACGAAAAAGAGACCCAGACGCCTGCCGACGAGCTGGCGGCAAGCCGTACCGCCCGCGCAGCGGTGTTTATCCGCAACGATCCGGCACGTCCCACGCAGACCGGTGAGCTGGTGGGTATGCTGCCTGCGCCGAAGGGGAAACGGTTCACGATGACCGAACAACAGACCCTGCTGTCTCATGGCGTGGCAACGGCGTATGTCGAAAGCGGGGTACTACGCATTCAGCGTGATGTCACCACGTACAGGAAAAACGCTTACGGGGTTGCGGATAACAGTTACCTCGACAGTGAGACGCTGCATACCAGCGCGTATGTACTGCGCAAACTGAAATCCGTCATTACCAGTAAGTACGGGCGTCACAAGCTTGCCAGTGACGGTACCCGCTTTGGTCCCGGTCAGGCGATTGTCACCCCGGCGGTGATCAAAGGGGAACTGCTGGCAACCTACCGTCAGCTTGAGCGTGCGGGGATCGTGGAAAACTACGAACTGTTTAAGCAGTACCTGGTTGTGGAGCGTGATGCCAGCGATCCGAACCGCCTGAACACGCTGTTCCCGCCTGACTATGTTAACCAGCTGCGTGTCTTTGCCGTGGTTAATCAGTTCCGTCTTCAGTATTCAGAGGAGTCTGCATAATGGCCCGTATCGGGGGAACCTGTTATTTCAAAATTGACGGTCAGCAGCTATCGCTGACCGGCGGCATTGAGGTGCCCATGAACAAAACGGTTAACGATGACATCATCGGCCTGGACGGTTCAGTGGACCGCAAGGAAACTCACCGTGCGCCTTATGTCAAAGGGACCTTCAAGGTGCCGAAGAATTTTCCGGTAAGCAAAATCACCTCGTCTGATGAGATGACCATCACTGCCGAGCTGGCGAACGGTCAGGTCTATGTACTGTCGTCTGCCTGGCTGCACGGCGAAGCGAACCATAATGCCGAAGAAGGCACGGTTGATCTTGAGTTCCACGGTGAAGAAGGGGATTACCAGTAATGAAAGAGCTTGAGTTAAAGAAACCGATTACTGCTCATGGCGAGACACTCTCCGTACTGGAGTTTGATGAACCCACCGGGAAGGATGTCCGCGAGCTGGGGTATCCCTACCAGATGAATCAGGATGAGTCAGTCAGACTTCTGGCGCATGTGGTGTCGAAATACATTGTGCGGCTGGCGAAAGTGCCGCAAAGCTCTGTCGACCAGATGTCTCCGGCAGACCTGAATGCAGCGGCGTGGCTTGTGGCTGGTTTTTTCCTCCAGGCCTGACGGCTGAATACCTCACTGATCGCTTCTTTGACTGCGCCAGCTACTGGCGCATTAATCCTTTCGAATTGCTGAATATGCCGATCAGTGAAATTCCCTTGCTGGTCAGTCAGGCAAACAGGATAGAGCAGGAGAAACGCACACATGGCGGAATTTGAGCTTAAGGCGTTGATCACCGGTGTCGACAGGCTTTCTCCCGCGCTGTCGAAAATGCAAAAGAAAATCCGGGGATTTAAACGCCAGGCGGAAGAAGCGTCACAGGGTGGGCTGGCGCTTGGTGGCGGACTGGCAGCGGGTCTGACGCTTTCCCTGAAATCTTATGCCGATCAGGAAAACGCCGCCACCGGGCTGAAAGTCGCCATGATGGATGCGAACGGCGAGGTTGGAAAGAGCTTTCAGGACATCAATAAACTGGCTATTGGCCTGGGTAACCAGCTACCCGGTACAACGGCTGATTTCCAGAACATGATGCAGATGCTGGTGCGTCAGGGGATCCCGGCAGAAAACATTCTTGGCGGTGTGGGTAAAGCGACAGCTTATCTTGCGGTACAACTGAAAAAAACACCGGAAGCGGCTGCTGAGTTTGCTGCAAAGATGCAGGATGCTACCGGAACGGCGTCAGAAGACATGATGGGGCTGTTCGACACTATCCAGAAGGCGTTTTATCTGGGTGTTGACGATACCAACATGTTGTCCTTCTTCACTAAAACCAGCTCTGTTCTGAAGATGGTGAACAAGGACGGTCTTCAGGCTGCACAGAGCCTTGCCCCCATCAGCGTCATGATGGATCAGATGGGGATGAACGGGGAGTCGGCAGGTAACGCCCTGCGAAAAGTTATCCAGTCCGGATTAAGCGTTAAGAAAATCAGGGACGTCAATAAAATCATGGCCCGCCAGAAACTCGGGGTACAGCTCGATTTTACTGACGGCAAAGGAAGTTTTGGCGGTCTTGATAACATGTTCAGGCAACTGGCAAAGCTGCGAAAACTGACCGACGTTAAGCGAACAGGTGTACTTAAGGCAATATTTGGTGATGATGCCGAAACCCTTCAGGTGGTCAATGCACTAATCGATAAAGGAAAGGATGGCTACGATCAGATCCAGCAGAAGATGAATAAACAGGCCAGCCTGAATAAACGTGTTCAGGCCCAGCTTGGTACGCTGTCCAACCTGTGGGAGGCAATGACGGGGACCGCAACTAACGGCCTTGCGGCTATTGGCGGCGCATTTTCTGGTGACGCCAAAAATATCACGCAATGGCTGGGGGAGTTAGGGGAAAAATTCACGAAGTTTGCGGATGAAAATCCCCGGGTTATTCGCGGCGTCGTCGGGCTTGCTGCCGGTCTTGCGATTCTGAAACTGGGATTGATGGGCGTTGGCGGTGCCATCAGTATTGTCAGCAGGATCATGTCGATGACGCCGATTGGAATGATTGCGACGGCGATAGCCCTGGCTGCGGGATTAATTATCACTAACTGGGATGTTGTCGGACCTTATTTCAAGAAGCTCTGGGAAACCATTGGTCCTTATTTTGAGGCTGGCTGGGAACTTCTGAAGAAGGTTTTTGCCTGGTCGCCGCTGGGGATGGTAATCAATAACTGGGGACCGGTTGTTAAGTGGTTTCAGGATATGTGGGACAAACTGAAGCCAATTATTGAGTGGTTTACCGACAGTTCCGGTGACACGGTCGATGCCATTAACTCTGCGCAGTGGGGCGCGGGTGCTTATGATGCTTATGGGACGGGAATACCGGCACGGGGATACACACCTTATCAGGCGGTAGATCCGGCTCAGTCAAACAACGCCTCCGGTGCCACAGGCCCGAATCCCTTCATGATTAACAAAGCTTCTGCGCCAAAAGTTGATGGTGAGATCAAGGTCTCTTTTGTGAATTCGCCTCCGGGTATGCGGGTTATGGAAACGCGATCCAGCGGTTTTGATGTCAGCCATGATGTTGGCTATACGCGCTTTGGCAGGTAATGAAAAATTAATCTGTTAATGAGTCCCACTCCGGTGGGATTTTTTATGTACGGAGTTTATATGACGTGGAAAGACAGACTTCAGGACGCGTCATTTCGCGGTGTGCCGTTTAAGGTTGAAGAAGAAAGTGCGGGAACCGGTCGTCGTGTGGAAACGCACGAATACCCGAACCGCGACAAACCCTATACCGAAGACCTGGGGAAAATCACTTTCCGCCCGTCCATCACAGCTTATGTGGTGGGAGATGACTGCTTTGACCAGCGCGATCGCCTGATTGACGCGCTGAATAAACCCGGTCCCGGCACGCTTGTCCATCCGACTTACGGTGAGCTGAAAGTCTGTGTTGACGGGGAAGTTCGGGTCAGCACATCGAAGAGTGAAGGGCGTATTGTCCGCTTTGACCTGAAGTTTGTCGAAGCGGGAGAACTCTCTTACCCCACTTCAGGTGCGGCGACGGCGCAGACGCTGATGTCATCCTGTTCTGCACTGGATGACTGCATCAGTGACAGCTTCAGTGGTTTCAGTATCGATGGCGTGGCAGATTTTGTGCAGAACGACGTCGTCGGTAATGCCAGCACAATGCTTGGGTATGTTTCTGATGCGATGAAAGTGGTGGATTCTGCCGTATCGGATGCCGCCAGGCTGTTGCAGGGGGATATCTCGGTACTTCTGCCGCCACCATCGTCAGGCAAAAATTTCGTTGAGCAGGTGCAGAAAATGTGGCGTACCGGGAAACGCCTTTATGGTAACGCCAGCGACCTGGTCACCATGATCAAAACGCTTTCCGGTGTCAGCCTCGGCAGCGATCTGCAACCGCGCGGCGTCTGGAAAACGGACAGTAAAACTACCGCCACGGCGACGCAGCAGCGTAACGTGGTTGCCAGCACCCTTCGTACGACCGCAATCAGCGAAGCGGCGTATGCCGTCACACGATTGCCTGCGCCCACAACTTCCGCGGTGATGCAGAATGCCACAGTAGGGCAGTCAACAACACCCGCGCAGAGCACCGGCTGGCCTTCTGTCACGCATCCGGCACTGAACAATGCACCGGCGGTGAAAAACACGGTTGACCTGCCAACGTGGGAAGAACTGACCGACATTCGCGACACACTGAATACGGCAATTGATAAGGAGTTGTCCCGTACAACCAGTGATGCGCTGTTTCTGGCGCTGCGCCGGGTGAAAGCAGATCTGAATGCGGATATCAACACGCGCCTTGAACAGTCTGCACGGATCATTCAGCGCACGCCGGATGAGGTTTTACCCGCGCTGGTGCTGGCGGCGACCTGGTTTGATAACGCGGCGCGTGACGCGGACATTATCCGGCGTAATGCCATTACGCATCCCGGCTTTGTGCCGGTGATCCCTCTGAAGGTGCCAGTGCAATGAACGACAATGTCACGCTACGGGTAAATGGCCGGGAGTGGAATGGCTGGACATCGGTGCGCATCGGTGCCGGTATTGAACGGCTGGCGCGGGATTTCAGTGTGGAGATCACTCGCCAGTGGCCGGGAGATGAGGGTATCACCACGCTTCAGCCGCGCATTAAAAACGGTTCAAAAGTGGAAGTGCTGATTGGTGATGAGCTGGTGATCACCGGCTGGGTGGAGGCGACTCCCGTTCGTTACGATGCCCGTTCGGTCAGCACCGGTATTGCCGGACGTAGTCTGACGGCTGACCTGATTGACTGTGCAGCCGAACCGACACAGTTTAACGGACGCTCGCTGGTGCAGATTGCGCAGGCGCTTGCTGCGCCTTTCGGCATTGAGGTGGTGAACAGCGGTGCGCCGTCGGGTGTTATTCCTGATGTTCAGCCTGATCACGGTGAAACGGTGATTGAGGTTATCAACAAAATACTCGGTCAGCAGCAGGCGCTGGCTTACGACGATCCGCACGGCAGGCTGGTGATTGGCGGTATTGGCTCAACGCGGGCACATACCGCGCTGGTACTTGGGGAAAACATCCTTTCCTGTGATACGGAGAAGAGTATCCGGGAGCGGTTTTCTGTTTACCAGGTGGCGGGGCAGCGTGCCGGAAACGACGATGATTTCGGTGAGGTCACCACCACCGCGCTGCGGGCCCGCACAGAGGACGCATTTATTGCCCGTTACCGTCCGATGTATATCAGGCAGACAGGGCAGGCCACGGGGGCAGGCTGTATTGCGCGTGCTGACTTTGAAGCCCGACAACGGGCGGCGCGGACGGATGAAACCACCTATGTGGTGCAGGGCTGGCGACAGGGTAACGGTACGCTGTGGCAGCCCAACCAGCGGGTGATTGTCTTCGATCCAGTCTGTGGTTTCGACAATACCGAACTGCTTGTCTCGGAAGTCACGTTTACTCAGGACCAGAACGGCACCCTGACGGAAATCCGTGTCGGCCCGCCTGATGCTTATCTGCCTGAACCCGAAGCCCCCGGCGCGCGGAAAAAGAAAAAAGCCAGAGTACAGGAGGACCCGTTCTGATGAGGACGATTGAAGCCATGCAGCGACAACTTCTCGGCCTGATTGCGCGGGCAGTGGTGAAAAGCATCAGTGCCGCCACGAAATGTCAGACCGTGGATGTGTCCCTGATTGCCGGTGAACCCAAAGCCGGGGTTGAACATCTTGAACCCTACGGTTTTACCGCAAGGGCAAACAGCGGCGCGGAAGCGGTGGTGTTGTTTCCGGATGGCGACCGTTCTCATGCGGTGGTTGTTACGGTGTCGGACCGGCGCTACCGCCTGAAAGGGTTGCAGACGGGTGAGGTGGCTGTCTATGACGATCAGGGGCAGTCTGTGACGCTGACCCGGGAGGGGATCGTGGTGGACGGTGCAGGTAAAACGATCACGTTTCGCAATTCACCTAAAGCACGTTTTGAAATGGACCTGGAAGTGACAGGACAGGTGAAAGACCTGTGCGACTCCAGCGGCACTACCATGTCAGCGATGCGGCTTGCCTATAACGGGCATCGTCACAGAGAGAACGGTCAGGGCAGTAACACCGACAAACCGGATAAAGCGATGGAGGCATGATGGAACTGTGGCTGACGGTGAACGGTAAACGCACCTGCGCCAGCGCACCGCTGGATCCGCTGACCCGCGCCGTGGTGATTTCCCTGTTTACCTGGCGGCGGGCGGAGCCTGATGACAACGCCGACGTCCCGATGGGATGGTGGGGGGATACCTGGCCTGCGGTACAGAATGACCGTTACGGCTCACGACTGTGGCTGCTTCAGCGCAGCAAACTGACCAATCAGCTGGTGCAGACAGTAAGGGGGTATATCCGCGAATGCCTGCAATGGATGATTGATGACGGCGTGGTGTCCCGTATTGATCTGGATATCCGCCGCACCGGGATTAATGAGCTGGGTAACAGTATCACCCTCTGGCGTCGTGACGGACCGGTAATGATTTCTTTTGATGATCTGTGGAGTGCGATAACGCATGGCGGACAGTGAATTTCAGCGCCCGACGCTGGCAGAAAATATCAGTATGCTCCGTAACGATTTATTCGCCAGGCTGGACGTCAGCGACACGCTCCGGCGCATGGATGAAGACGTGCGGGCAAAGGTGTATGCGGCGGCGCTGCATACGGTTTACGGTTACATCGATTATCTGGCAATGAACATGCTGCCTGACCTGTGCGATGAGTCCTGGCTGGCGCGACATGCTGCGATGAAACGGTGTCCGCGCAAGGGGGCCACGGCTGCCAGCGGGTATATGCGCTGGGAAGGTGTCAGCGATGGCCTGAAGGTGACCGCCGGGAGCGTGATTCAGCGCGATGACCTGGTTCAGTACACGGCAACTGCTGATGCAACCAGCTCCGGTGGTGTCCTGCGCGTGCCGATCGCCTGCTCAAGTGCAGGCGCGGTCGGTAACGCTGACGACGGTACGGCATTAATCCTGGTCACGCCGGTGAATGGTCTGCCGTCTTCCGGTGTTGCAGATACCCTGACTGGCGGATTCGATACTGAAGATCTGGAAACGTGGCGCGCCCGCGTCATTGAGCGGTATTACTGGACGCCTCAGGGCGGGGCTGACGGGGACTATGTTGTCTGGGCTAAAGAAGTGCCCGGCATTACCCGCGCATGGACATACCGTCACTGGATGGGAACGGGAACTGTCGGTGTGATGATTGCCAGCAGTGACCTGATTAATCCCATTCCGGAAGAATCAACGGAAACGGCGGCAAGACAACACATTGAGCCACTGGCCCCGGTGGCAGGCTCTGATTTGTATGTATTCAGGCCGGTGGCGCATAAAGTGGATTTTCATATCCGCGTGACGCCGGACACACCGGAAATACGGGCTGCCATTACCGCGGAGTTGCGTTCGTTCCTGCTGCGTGATGGTTATCCGCAGGGAGAACTCAAGGTATCGCGTATCAGTGAGGCGATTTCCGGTGCGAACGGGGAATACAGCCATCAGTTGCTTGCACCGGTGGACAATATCTCCATTGCGAAAAACGAACTGGCGGTACTGGGGACGATTTCATGGACGTGACAAACGATGATTACATCCGCCTGTTATCGGCACTGTTGCCGCCCGGTCCGGCGTGGTCAGCCAGCGATCCGGCGATTGCCGGTGCGGCACCGTCATTAACCCGTGTTCATCAGCGTGCGGATGCCCTGATGCGGGAGCTGGATCCTCGCACCACCACTGAACTGATAAACCGCTGGGAGCGTCTGTGCGGTCTGCCGGATGAATGTATTCCGGCGGGAACGCAGACCCTTCGCCAGCGTCAGCAACGGCTGGATGCGAAGGTTAACCTGGCGGGCGGCATCAACGAGGATTTTTATCTTGCACAGCTTGCTGCCCTGGGCAGACCAGATGCCACCATCACGCGATACGACAAAAGCACTTTCACCTGCTCATCGGCCTGTACTGACGCGGTGAATGCGCCGGAATGGCGGTATTACTGGCAGGTCAACATGCCAGCCACCACCAACTCCACCTGGATGACATGTGGCGATCCCTGTGATTCCGCACTGCGTATCTGGGGTGACACCGTTGTCGAGTGTGTGCTTAACAAACTCTGCCCGTCGCAAACCTACGTAATTTTTAAATATCCGGAGTAATCCATGCATCGTATAGACACGAAAACCGCGCAGAAGGATAAGTTCGGCGCGGGTAAGAACGGTTTTACCCGTGGTAACCCCCAGACCGGCACGCCTGCCACCGATCTGGATGATGACTACTTTGACATGTTGCAGGAGGAACTTTGCAGCGTGGTGGAGGCATCCGGTGCCAGCCTGGAGAAGGGGCGGCACGACCAGTTACTTACCGCACTTCGCGCGCTGCTGTTAAGCCGCAAGAATCCGTTTGGCGATATCAAATCGGATGGCACTGTGCAAACGGCTCTCGAAAACCTTGGTTTGGGAGAAGGCTCTGCATTACCTGTTGGTGTGCCTGTTCCATGGCCTTCAGCCACACCGCCAACAGGCTGGCTGAAATGCAACGGTGCGGCTTTTTCTGCTGAAGAATACCCGGAACTGGCAAAGGCTTATCCGACAAATAAATTGCCTGATTTACGTGGTGAGTTTATTCGTGGCTGGGATGACGGGCGCGGTATTGATGCAGGACGTGTTTTATTGAGCATTCAGACAGGGATGCTGGAAAAACACCGCCATATTGTTGTTGCCAATGATGGTTACGACACAAAAGATGAATGGGAACTGGCTACGATTTTCAAAAAGACATACACACAAGGACGGGGACTTGATGCCACAAATACAGGAGGGAGTCTGATCCCATCACCGACACTTCATTCACGAGGGAGTATCGGTAATACTGGCGGGAGTGAAACCCGTCCACGAAATATTGCATTTAACTATATCGTGAGGGCTGCATAATGGATAACGCCGTATTAAATAGCGAGCTTATTGCCACGAAGGCGGGGAATATTACCGTCTATAACTATGATGGTAAAACTCGGGAATATATTTCTACTTCAAATGAATATCTTGCCATTGGTGTCGGTATCCCTGCATATTCCTGTCTGGATGAACCTGGTATACATAAGGCGGGTTATGCTATCTGCCGTTCGATGGATTTAAACTCATGGGAATATGTGCCAGACCATCGCGGTGAAATCGTCTATAACACCGAAACGGGAGACGCCAAAGAAATCACAGCTCCGGGTGATTATCCTGAAAATACAACCACTATCGCCCCGTTAACGCCATTCGATAAATGGGATGGTGAAAAATGGGTGACAGATACTGAGGCACAACACGGTGCCGCAGTAGAAGCGGCAGAAGCACAGCGCCAGTCACTGATTGATGCAGCAATGGCTTCCATCAGTCTGATTCAACTGAAATTGCAGGCCGGACGTAAACCGACGCAGGCAGAAACAACCAGACTTAACGCTGTGCTGGATTACATTGACGCGGTGACGGCAACAGATACCAGCACCGCGCCGGATGTCATCTGGCCTGAACTGCCGGAGGCGTAGGCCATTCAATATCTGGCGCACTGGAGGTATCAACCAGCTCCAGTGCATCCAGATAATCCAGCCACAAATTATATTGCGCCAGTTCCTCACCTTTCAGACGACCAATAGCGGCTTTACCGGGCCATTGTTTACTGTTCATGTATTCGTTGGCCTGGTTAATTAGTAGCTGTCTTTCTGATTCAGTAATTTCAATAAGTTCTTCATGCGTGGGTGGAGGAATATCTGCCCACGCAGGCAGCCCATCATCTCCGGCAATACGGATTTTTCCTTGTGGCGGTTCAGCCATAAACTCACTGATAATATTTTGATTTACTTCCTTAGCGTCTGATAAATCCCATCCCTCTGATTTATATTTATCAATCATATCCACAGGGAAAAAAGCATTATGCCTTGCGCTATAAACATATTCATTCATATAAATCACCCTGAATAAAATTACTCACCAACAGCCCACCAACTGTAATTCATCGATACCGTGTCGCTGGTTGATGACGTTCTGTAAGCAGAATTAAAGCCGGTTAACGTTGGGCCTTCTGCAGTCATCACGAACCCTCGCCCAGCGCCTAAAGGCGCACCGCCATCACCAGAATGAGTAAGCATGGCGCAGTCCGCTTTTTTGGAGAAAGGGATGCTGAATGTAATTCTCATTGTTTGCGTCGATAATGTCGGCGTAACCGCACCACGACCATATTGCAGGATTTTCCCGTTGGGTAATTTCATCCATCCATCACCACTGGCAAAAGAGGCCATGTCCGGTATCTGATTTTCCCCTGTCCCCACATCCCGTTTTGCCGCTTCTCCCAAACCAAGGTTTTCGAGAGCCGTTTGCACAGTGCCATCCGATTTGATATCGCCAAACGGATTCTTGCGGCTTAA